CCACATTCAAGGGTACCTCACCGGCGCCTAAAAGTCGCTCAGGGCTAGCTAAGAGAAGGGTCGCCAAACCCTGACCGAAGTCTGCTGCTCTTTTGGGATGCAAATTACAAGTTGGCAACTGCATAGGCGGCCACGCGCACGTAAGCACCGGTAATAGTGGTTGAGCCTGAAGCATCAAGCTCAACATATTGACCGGGCTTCGTCACAGTAATAGTATACTGGATGTTGCGCGAAAGCGCACCATTGTTATTGTCAACGGTGGACGAAGAAGGAGTGGAAGAAGAGAAACCAGGAGCTACAATGCCAGTTCCATCAAGTCCGAGGACGATTAGATACTGGCCAATCTCATTAAACTGGAAACGATTTGCGGTAATGGTGGTGATCAAAGTGCCATAAGTAGTCACAGACGCACCCAAGGAGCCCCACAAACTTGTCTTTGTAGGGGCGGTCGCGATAATATGACTTCCGAGCACAGCTGCGTCAAGTACAGGCTTGTAAAGACTAACGTCATAACTTACCCATAGTTCTCCAAGCACGGTTCCAGAGCTACCGGGTAATCCAGCAGTAGCAATCTGAAACTTAGCGAGATCGTAAAACCGAGCATCTTCAGATGGTGGAATAGAACCTCCGTCACGGACATAATAAAGTTTATTAGCGGTCTGGGAGGGATCACATTCCATCGTGTGAATCTGGGAGAGCGAAGGTTTTGCTGACACAGCATATTGAGAGTTTTCCATGTGGAGTTTGTCAGAGAAACTAGGTTGCGCGACATCATAATTCGAAGCCATAACGACAGCACCAAGGGCGCCACCGGCTGTAATGTCACTAGACAACGTCTTGAACTCAAAGACAATACCATTGAACTTGTACTGTTGATATTGCCGAGCAAGACGTGCCAACCAAGGAAATGCGTATGAGTCACCGGGGTTAACGTTGAAAGCTTCAAGAGTAAAACCACCAGGAGACGCAGGAACAACAACATCTTTAATAAATTCTCTATGGGTCACACGAGTGGCATTTCCCATAACACCAAATGCAGGTACTGACTCACCAGGAGGAAGAGCCATGCCTTCACGGAAAAGACTATTTTGCCTCACTTGATAATCACCAAAGCCCAAAATACGAGAAATACCGCGTCCGAGACGAGAACCCAAATTTGATCCTAGAGTGGCGCCAGGTGCGCCCATTCCGGGTCCAAGTCCAGATCCTGCCAAACGGCCTGCGATACCTCCAGCATTCTTTCCAACTCTTTCAAACGTTCCGTCAGGCACGAATTGACGCGCGAGAGGGACAATCTTATCCATGTAATAGCCGCCTTTGCCTCGAACACGAGGGATAGAAGCTTGCTTATTTTTACGAGCCATGTTAAAGAGTTTTGGTATGTAATTTTATAGATATCCCGCTGAGTGCTTCACGGGCACTCAGAGCTCACTGAAACGGGGGGGGGTCGCTAAACCCCAGCCAAGGCCTGTTGCCCCGTCTTGAGTTATTAGTAGTCAACATCACACAGCTTGTCAAACACCACATGTTCAACATACGCTGGTAATGCAACCACAGTTTTAAGAAGACGTTCAAGATCGTCAACCTCTGCACGGCTGATATTGTATCGATACTCGATTGCTTCCAAGGCATCTTCACGATCGCATATGAAAGTACCCACCCGGGGCTTCCAAGACTCAAGCAATGTGTGGCCTCGCAAAATTTCATTATTGTGTCCACATCTCAACATCACATGGAGGAAAGGACCCAAAATCGGATAGTCACTTGGAATGTTACCGTACGACGATGCTAGAGCGAAAGCGACTAACTCAACAGCTCGTTGAGCGCCAATCTTGCGTGGTGCAATCGTCTCGGGATCACGGAGCAATTTTCCAATTTTCAATGAAGCAGATGGTAAAGGTATCCAAACATTCGCGCCAAAAGTGTCGCGTCTCCACCATCCTTTCAAAAAAGTAATGTGGCCGAATGAAGCATGGGGAAAGTATTTCAAAGTGAAACCCAATTTCCTTGCCGCCTCTTCAATGTTAAGCGATTTTCTATGCTTGATGTAATACAAGTACATGAACATGGTACTCATAGAATTCAAAACAGTAGTCATCGTAATGCCCGTCGGCATTTGGACACCTGCCTCACCTTTAACTACCAAACGTTTGTGGTAGACAGAATAGGACCTCGAACAGCATTCATAAACCATCTGAATAAACCAAAGGGGAACGCCGAGGACTTCCATCCAACGTTTAGCCGCTTTCTGGGGACCTTGATCTTGCGTGTGATCAAATTGAGATTGATCGCCTTCACCGTACGTGTAGCCAGCAAAATGTTCAGCCAAAGGACCCCATGCAACAGCAGAATCGTCACCAGAAAAAGCAATGCAACAGTCACCACTAAGAAAGTCGTGTGACATGTCGCTCAGTTTCTGTGCATCATAACCACTTGCAAAATGAACACGTATGTTCACACCACAAAAGGATCTAACGCAACCATCAAAAAGATTGTGCAACGTTTCCGTGATAGCTCGAGAGTACGGGGACATCTGAGAATGATACCGAGCATCCAAATTAATGATAGCTCGAGGTTTCATCGAGATGGTTCCACCCATATTCTTGTTAACAGACAAAGTTTCATTCCATTTCAACGTGATGTTCTTGCTAAGTCGTAAATTGTTACCTGACTGCACTTTTTCATCTGCCATTAAAATTCGTAATCCACGTTTGCCCATGAGCTGAGCGCACTCACCAATGGTGAGGAGTTCACCAACAGAAGTCAAAAAGAAACCAGAATTGATCACATCTTCTGCAATCATTTCCCAGTCTCGATGTCTTTCGTCGGCAGGAGGACTTTTAAGAAACGGATCATTATGTGTACGCCACAATATAGCGAGCAGCAAATTCTTTTCAGTGTTTGCCGGTTCCCATAGTAATCTATTAGTGATCAAAACAGGATACAACATATTTGAACAACGACCATTTTCGAGTGCAGCAAGAGCGTCTTCTGCGCACATCGGGATTCCATCAACAGAGATTGTTATGGTTCCTCTAAAATTATCAGGGCCGCAACGAGCGGTGGATTCGAACGGCTGCAAAGCAAGGCCCGCGGGAAGGGTCTCAACTACTGCGCCAGGGACGATAGTCTCACCGACTTGATACGCTCTGACGAAATTGTCAAAATGTCTCGTTTCTCTTCTGTCGCTACTGATAAGGTTCCAACCAAAATGTAAACCAAAAGCGCCAAGGACCCCAATAGGACCCAAAGTGTGCAATCCCGTACAGACAAGATGCATCATAAAGGTAGGGATGGCAATAACTCCATGTTTTCGCAAGTTATACAATCCTTCAAGCGCGCCAAAACCAAGCATGATACCAGGAGCTACTGAACGAACAGTTTCTTCAACCAGACTCGAAGCAAGGGGCAGCGCTTTTACCATACTACCAGGCAAGCATTTCGTTACAAAACTGACAAGTTCGGCCAAAACAGCAGAAAACATCGTTTTGTATTCTTTGAACACCACAACAGTCCCAGCACAAGCCAAAACAGCAGTATTCTTCAAAACTCTAACACCTCCACGCTGAACAACGTAAGGAATTGCGCCAACACACAGCACACCGAGACCGACACGCAAACCAACACTGAGAAAACTCCCAGGAATATATGTTTTAGTGACAGCTCGTGCACTTACCAAAATGTTCTCTGATGCTGCAAACTGGGTGCGCAGGGAGGACAATTGGTTTGAAACTGACTCACGATTATGGTAAAGTATTGCAATTTTAGTACCCATAGCAACATTTTCATAAACATGAGGAAATCGATTGAAGATGGCCGACATTTCGGGATCTTTCTTCAATCTATTTTCCACCTCTAACCCAACAGAATCAACAATGCTTCCAGTAGGAAACCTCGAAGAAAAAGTCTGATTTAAAGTAGAAACAGTTTTACGATGACAAAGCACAATTTCATTAGAGCGCGAAAAAGCACGCCTCCAGAAAGGTATGTGATCAAGAATCTTTTTAATAACATTCTTTTTGCCAACGTCCATCTTAACAACAGAACCTTCGAACCCGATTTGCGGTCCAATTTTCTGTGCAGTGGGCAAGGCCGCGGCACATCTGAACAAATGAAAAGGTCCGAAAGTGGAGAGCGGAGTAACATCAACACCCTCAACACTTTTGTTTCTTAACCAATTCATGTCCGGATGACCAGGATAACAGGCCGTATGTGCATCAGGGGACGACATAATCAAACCAGTTTCCAAATCACGATACCACACATTTTCCTCAATTCCAAAATCATAAGCATCAGCTCCTGCATAACCGTCAAACATACGCACGCAAATGTAAACATGTCCACTCAAAGAATGACCACACAACTGCAAAACAGTTGCTGGATTCAAGTTCACATAGGGGGTAACGCCTGATTGATACACATCTTGAATAATGACAACGTCAAATTTCTCATTGTCAACAAGATCACGACGAACAGAAACGCGCGCTCTAGAAGCATCACCGGCAACAGCCGTGGCAGGAGCAGCGACAATTTCAATGTTAACGTCGAGTGGGTCAGCTGACCTTTTCTCATACTTGGTGTTACGCGGAGAACCAAACCAGTCCAAAACTTTCATTTGTTTGACTCCACCACCCTCACGAGCAATAATTTCAAGGAAGGCAACATCGCGACACAGATGGGAGAAGGCGTGTGAATTCCAACTCACTCTGTCTGTACCAGTCACACGGTAACCGCGCTGTTGCGAGAATTTCAGGAGCTTATCATCACTGGCTTGAACATGGTGTGTCCATTGCCGAGCGAAGGTCGCAACATCCGAGATTCTTTGAGGTCTTGTGCGCCGTACTTCTGAACGTACGACTCGCGCTTCGGAGCGCGTATTAGCAGGTCTATCAGCAGATCTGCGCGACTTAGCCTTGTCGCTTTCTTTTTGCTGCGGTCTAGGTTCAACAACTTTGACTGCGCGAGGGTGAATAACCTCAGTGGATTTCCACTGCTTGCGGACTTTGCGCTCTACGGGAGCAACAACTTCTGCGACTACAGCTAAAGGCATTACTGTAGATTTACGTCCCTTACCTCCACGCTTTCCACGGCGACGCGGCTTAGCGGGCAGAGACATGTTTGTGACTTGATCTACGACGGCAGGAATTTTAACATCTGCGGAAGTAGAAACGGAAAATTCAACGGGAGTAATCTCAACGGAAGAAT